AAACGATCCGGCGGGTACTGGCCCAGGACCTGCAGGGTCTTGGGCTCCCAGGTATCGGCGGGGTTGACGACGGTGACGGCCGTCTCGGGGTTCGCGGTTGCCATCACAGGCTCCTTCTGAATTGGCCGCCGGCTGAGCTCCTCCGCTCGCCGGCGGCCACGGTGGCCTCGGGCTACAGAAGCCCGAGGGTTGGGTTGTCTCCGAGCGGACCCGCGGAGCCGGGTTCGGGTCGGGCGTCCCGGCCAGCAGCGGGGAGCCTGTGAGCGTCCGCTGCTGGCCTAGCCGTCGGATCCGTGGATGGCCGTGAAGGTGTGACAGGCGAACCGGCGCCGTCCGTGTCCAGTCGCGCCGTTTCCTCGGCAGCACGCCGCGCCACGCGTCGCCGGCAGCGATCGGAGCAGGTAGCGCGCGCCTGGCCGCGGCGTCCGGGGGGGAGCGGACCGCCGCAGCCAGGGCACGTCCCGGCGGTGCGTGAGGCACCCGCCGCCGCTGGGGGGATAGCGACGGCGGGTCCGAGGGTTGAGGCGCCCGCGCCCAACACAGGCGCCTCGGGCGGCGTCGGATCCGCGTCCCTGCGATCCGATCCGGTCCCCAGGGCCGGCCGTGCAAGGTCAGGGTCCGGCGCCGGCCGAGAGGCCTCGTCGCCATTGAGGATTCGGACCAGGGCGATCGCGTCGCGCGGCCGATCGAAGGCCGGCCCGACCGCATCGCCATGGATCCGCCCGTCGATCAGGAACGCGGCGCGATGCTTGAGCTGCTCGTCGACGCGGGCGATCGCCATGGTCGCGCCAACCGGCGGGATGATCGATCGCGCGATCCGCACGAGCTCGACGCCGGTCATGCCGGCACCAGCGGGTTCAGCGCCTGGGCGACGGCGGCGATGACCACGAGGATCGCGGCCGCGCCGGCGACGATCGTCAGGTCCCGGCGCACGTCGTCGGGCGGCAGGGTCGGATCCGGCTTCGGGTGGGCGTGCAGCTCGCGCGGCCACCACTCGTTGACCGCGTGGCGGCGCATGACGCGTCGGGTCGCCTGATGGCGCTCGGCGTTGGAGCGGTCGAGCTCGAAAGGCGTCATGCGACCCGCCTCGGGGTGTGCCGGCGCTGTTGTCGCTCGAGTAGGTCGACGAGGTCCTGGGCGATTAGGCCGCTCGTCGGCCCAAGCGCGGTGGCCATGAGTCGCAGTTGGTAGGCGAGGGGCAGCGCCTCGGCGGCGACATCGATTGCTTCGGCGGTGAGGGCCGTGACTTCGTCGAGCAGGTCGTCGAGCGTGGTCTGACGGACGACGACCTCCGTCGGCACACCGCGGGACCCCTGGATTACTCGGAGGCGCGCCGCCATCACGAAGGCGCCGACGCAGTTTCAGGGCCAACTGTCAGTGACATGAGTGCGCCTCGGTAGCGCTCGGCGAGTTCGTCGTGGACGACCGCGAGCGCCTCGATCGCTGAGATCCGCTGGCGGGAGACATCGAGTTCTGAGGCCAGACGGGAGGCCGTCACCCGGGCCTTGACCCGTTCCACCTTGAGATCCATTCCACTGGTCTGCATGTCAGCAGGCTAGATGGCGTCAGTGACAATGTCAATAGCCTATGTCAGTCCACTGACACAAACGCTATGGCCGCCGCTACATTCGATTGGTGAGAGAGCTCGGCAAGCGGATCCGCAAGCGACGACTGCTGCTCGGCCTGAGCCTCAAGCAGATCGCCGCAGCCGCCAATCGGAGCCATGGCTGGCTGCTCAACGTGGAGCGGGGGATCGGCAACCCGCCTTCGGAAGCGCTGACCGCCATTGCGGTCGCGCTCGGCGACGATCCGAAGGAATATCTGAGGCTGGCTGGCCGAGTCTCATTGACCGCGGCCGACGTCACTCCACTAACACGGCCTGAGCTCCCGGCTGGGATGACCGAGGCGATCGGGCAAGCGCTCGCAGCTCAGTTGGAGCCGCTGATCGCCAGGATCGAAGCTCAACTTCCGCCGGATCGCGAGATCGTTGTGTCGGACGAGATACGAGTCCAAGACGGGCGCGGCCAGGTCACTGAATATCAAGGCCCGCGAGCGCCAACGCCGGCGCCCGTGGCGCCAATCCCAACCCTCCGCGTGCGCCGAAAGCACTGGCTTGAGCTCGCCCGACACAGCCGCGGCTTTACGGTGGCTGAGCTCGACGACACTCTGGGCCGCCGCGGTCAGTACGCTCTGTGGCGTGACGGGAAAACCGATCCGAAAGGTGCTCAGGTGCGAGCGCTGGCCGAGAAGCTCGACATTCCGGAGGCCCTCATCATCAATCCGCCGGCGACAGACGAGGAGCGACTATCGCGATGGCGCTTTACCGATGGTGATTCCGTGCTGAGAGAGGCTCTTTGATGCCCGACGACCCGGTGATCGTTGTGACTTATCTGGTAGGGGTGGGGAAGTGACGCATCGAACGGCCGCGATCGTCGTGATCGCTGGCGGCGCCCTGATGGCCATCGGGTCCGTCCTGCCCTGGCTGACGGCACGGACGGGCCTCGGGACAGTGAGCGTCCTGGGGACCGAGGGCGATGGCGTCTTCACGCTGATCGGCGGCGCCCTGATCGCCCTACTCGGCCTGGTCCGCCTCGAGCGCCGGCCGTCGCCGGCGGGCCGCTTCGCGATCGTTGCCCTGGGCCTGGGCGGCCTGGCGATCGGGGTCCTCGACATCACGGCCACCAACGAACGCCTCGCAGCGCTCAACCCCGAGCTCGTCGCGGGATCGATCGGCGCTGGCCTGTATGTGCTCCTGCTCGGCTCCGTGGTGTCGATCTTCGGTGCGTCGCGGATGGGCACGCTCGGAACCGACTAGGGCACCTCCTCGAGCCCATAGCGAGCCCGCCAGACGAGGCCAGCCTGTTCGATGTCGAGCTCCCAGATCACGATCAGGTAGGGCTGGCTCGCGACCTTGAGCCGGGCCGCGCTGACCGTGATGCGGTCGTCGACCTGGCGGGCGAGCATGTTCGGGAAGATGTTTGATCGGCGGAGCTGCGGGCGCGCTCGAGGCACCTTGTAGCGGGCGACCAGGGCGGCGCCAACCTCCTCCGCCGGCGTGCGCTCGGAGTAGAACGAGACGCCATTGATGGCCAGCCCGGGGCGAGCCCCATAGGTCCTGATGCTGGCCGCATCGCTCATGTACTCGATCCCGCCCGAGAAGCTGACCGGGACGATGTTGATGATCGCCGCTCGGTCGAGCTGCCAGGGCGACAGGTCCTCGAGGCCGCCGACGCCTGTGTCGATGATCGTTTCGACCGACGTCTTCGTTGCGAGGTCGTCCCGGGACGCGGCGACGTAGGCGTAGAACGGGCTGGGCATCGTCGGTCGGACGTAATGGCGGGTCAGGGTGAGTTTGTTGAGCTGCTGCAGGGCCCCGAGCGCCGACCCGGTCAGCGATGCCGACGGCGAGAAGACGACGTCCTCGTCGCCGAGCGACCAGTGATCCATCTCGAAGGCATCGGCCGATGACCCCGGGATGACCCGGACGCCATCGATCAGGAAGGTCCGCGCAGTCGCGTCGGTTTGATAGACGAAGAGGACTGCATCGAGGAGGCCCGCTGCCGATCGATCGGCCGAAGGCGTCCAGGTGACCGTGACCTGCGTCCAGGCGTTGGCCGACGCGGTGCCCGTCGTCGAGGCCTCGTCCCAGGTCCCGTCCGCCTTGTTGCCGCCGATCCCGACCTTGTAGGGCATGCTCGAGGTCGGGCGGATCCAGATCGACAGCGTGTACGGCTGGCCGGCCTGGAAATACGAGCCGAGGTGACCGAAATCGTAGATCCGCCCGGCGGTCGCGGTCGCCGGCGTGTCGGCCTGGTGGCTCCGTGATCCCCACCGGGCTGTCGAACTGATCGAGCGTGCGCTGGTGAATGACCCTCCGACACCCGGCCCCACGTCCGAGTAGCGGTTCGGCCCGGCCGAGGCGAAGAGGTCGCGTCGGGTGACCATGATCCCGTCGATGTAATAGTTCGACCCGAACCCGGTGGTGAAGACGTGGACGTCGGTCCGATCCGCGCTCGGCGTCCACGACGCCCGGACGTCGATCCAGGTCAGCCCGAGCCCACCGGGCGAGTTCGCGGTGCCCTTGTCGGTCGGCGTTCCATTCGACCCGATCCCGACCTGGAACGTGCCGCCGACCCCGGTCACGGATCTCGCCGACACGACTACGTCGTAGGTGAGGCCGGCTTTGAAGGTGCCGGTGATCGCGTAGTGGACGCCCGATTGCCCGCTACTCGGTGTAACGAGGCCCGACGCTGCTCCGTACTTCTGCTGAGCCGTCGATCTCGCGATCGACGTTGCGGCGGTGTGGAAGGCGTCCGCCGCGGCGGACCATCCTGCGGTGTCGACCTCGAAGCTCGGGTTGCCGACGAGGTTCAGAAAGCCGTCATACCAGCCGTTGAGAACCAATCCGTCGAATGATCCGTTGCCGCACCAATTCGGCCAGCGGCCCGATCCCGAGTCCTCGTACGGGTGCAGAGCCTGACCGCGGGTCACGGCGACGCCATCAACGCGGACGGTGCCGCCTGCGAGGGCCCTGATGTAGAGTGTCAGCGGCGTCGTGTTCGAGGCCGTCACGGTCGTCGGCACGGTCCAGGTCAGGGTGTGGCGAACCCACCCCGCCGTCACCCGGATGGTCCGCTCGGCGAATACGAGCGACGAGCTGGCGAACAACCCGATCGCCCAGTCAGCTTCGGTGCCAGTCGTTCGCAGGTAGAGTGACAGTCGATAGGTCTGGCCATCGAAGACGATCGGTGCCAGGCGGACCGGGTAGGTCAGCCGATTGTTGACCTGCGCCGCCACGTACTCGCCGCACGCCGAGCCGACGGCTGCGTCGGTGGCGATCCGGGTCAGGGTCGGCCCGCCGCCGCCGAAACTCGTGACGTTCCATCCTGCGGTGTCGACCTCGAAGCTCGGGTTGCCGACGAGGTTGCGCGTGCCGCGCTCGAAGTCCTCGAGGATCTCCCGACGAAAATCGCGCGCCGAGCGCTGAACGAAGTCCATGGCCGGGACGACGACGTCCGTCTCCTGGAATCGGCGGAGCTGGTCATAGCAGACGAACTCGACGTCGTGGGTCAACGGGATCGGGCTGATCCGCTCGATACGGCCTTCGTTGAGTGGGTAGTCGATCCCGAGCCAGGTCGCGTACAGGTGGACCCGCCGACCCGGCGCGAGCTGGCCCTTTGTCGGCGCCTCGAGGTATCCGTTCAACGATCCCGGGTTGACCTGGACGCGATCGATCCGGACCGTCGCCGCCGACGCCGCGCCGGTCCGAACGAAGACGACCACGTCGTCGCGATCGGCGGTCGGCGTCCAGGTAAGGCTCTTTGCCGCCCAGCTCCCGGTGATGGCGCCGCTCGAGATCGCCCGATCGGTCGGCGCTGCGCTCGAGCCGATCCCGGCCTCGATGCTCGTGGATCCCGACACCGACTTGAGATAGATCTCGACCTGGTAGGCGACGCCGGCGCGGAACGTGTGCGGGATCGCGTAGGCGACGCCGGCATTGAGCGTCGCCTGCAGGACCGCCTCGCCGGCCGCGCTGCCGGCGGACGGCGCGTTGTCGACGACCTTCGCGATCGACGTCCCGGCGGCGATCAATCCGGCGATCGCGGCGACCGACCAGCCCGACGTGTCGACCTCGAAGGATGGGTTGTCGTGCCAGTTGCGATCGGGCGTGAACCGGCCGGTGTCATTGCGCAGCCGGAAGGTCCTCGAGCCGATGGCGTCCGTGCCGTAATCGGTCGATCGGCCACGGGTCAGGTGATCGCTCAGGATGTAGTCAGTGATGTCGTCGAGCGGATCCGTGAACCCGCCGCGATCCCACCAGTCGACCCGCGCGACGACGTCGGGCACGCTCGCGACCGCCGCACCGACGCCGGTGGCCTGCGAGGATTCGCTGGCGAGGATCGAATCGCTCGTCACCAGGGCGACGTCCGCGCTCGAGCTCGTGACGATCGCCGTCTCGGTGATCGTCAGTGTCTCATCGGGCGATCCTGTGCCGAGGATGGTCTGGCCCTCGGCGACGGTCTGCGTGTCGGCCCGGCTCGAGTCGGTCGAGCTCGACGATCGGGCGGCGTAGTGGGCGGCCACGCTGGCCGCGTCGAGCTGCGTCTTGTAGATCGCGAAGCCGGCCATATCGCCGGACAGGTCGTTGCCGAGGACGAGCGCGAGCGCGTTGTCGGAGAAGGTCCGCGCCGCCGATTCGGTGGTGACGTCGACCGCGTCGCGGAAGACCTGGCCGCTGACGCCGGCGCCCCGGGTGAAGACCCAGTGATGCCAGCCGAGGTCCGTGTCGGGATCGGTCGTCCGGATGTTGTTCGAGCCCGCGCCGTTCTGCAGCAGCAGGAGGTTGGCCGAGCTCCACACGATCGCGTAGCCGGGCGTGGTCGTGCCGTCGCGCTTCCTGAGCATCTGGTAGGCCGCGGCCGCGGCGTCCCGACGCAGCCAGAACTCGATCGACCAGGGCCCGTCGCCGAGATCGACGTCGGCCGAGTCGGCGATCGTCGCGAGCGTGCCCGATACGAACCGGAAGCCGAACGGGATCCCCGTCGCCGGGCCTGCGACCTGGTAGGTCGGCGTCGATCCGCTGACCGTCGCGTTGTTGCCGACCTGCGTGTCGACGAGGGCGCCCGAGGCGTCGTCCATCTTGAGCAAGACGACCGGGTTGTCGGTCAGGACCTCGTCGTAGTAGCCGGCGCCGGCGGGCACGCCAGCCGGGCGGATCGCGACCGTCGCGGCCATCGTGGCATCGTTCGAGCCCGAGAACGTGAATGCGCCAGGGCTCTCGGTCGAGGCATTGAGCTCGCGAGTGGCGACCGCGAGCACGACCCCGCCCGACACGCCGCTCGAGGCGGTGATCTGGTCGACCGTGTAGTTGGTCGGGTACGACGACAGCGTCTTCGTGCCGTCGTCGGTCGCGCCGACGGCGATCCAGAGCGTGTCCTCGGTGTCCCAGCCCGTCGGGTCGACGCCCGGCGGATCGGCGACCAAGCTCGAGGATTCGAGCCGCCAGGTGGACGGCGCCGGTGGGCTGCCCGTGTGGAACGTCCCGGCGTCGAGCTTGACGATGACGACCTGGATGCGCTCGGCGGCGCTGGTCGTGAGGACGAAGGAACCGCCGGCCCCCCAGCCCTCGGTGCCGTCGATGTCGCGGTAGTAGATCTCGCCCGAGATCCCCGACGACGTGCCGGCATTCGCCCAGGCGAGGACCTGCGTCCAGTTGGCCGGCCAGCCGAAGGTCTTGTCCTGGTCGGCGATCGCGACGGCGATCAGGCGGTCGCCGGCCGTGACGGCCGGGACCGTGATCGTGTGCGACGCCTCCTCGGTCGCGGTGGCGCCCGACGAGAGGGCCGCTGTCGGGAACGCCACGGCCTAGAGGCCTTCGGCGTTGATCGCGTCGATCTTCGCGGCGTCCGAGGCGTCAAGCCCGCCGACCCGGCAGCCGGCATCTGCGAGCACGGCCGTCGCGGCGAGCGTGGCCGTTGCTTCCATGGTGATCTGGAACGGTGCGACGACCGCGACCTCGGCGATCGGATCCGCGGGTTGCGTGCTCCCGCCCCGCTTGTCGAAGCACCCGGATGCGAAGATCCCGGCGCCGAGCTCGCTGTGGTTCGCGTAGCCGACGCCGCTCCGCCCGGGCGCCAGGTAGTAGTAGTTTCGGACCGAGTTGGCCTTCTGGCCGGCGCCTGACGCCGCCGTCCCGTAGATGTCGCCGACCGGGCCCCACACGAGGTTGCAGCGAACGTCGCCGTTGATCTGGCCAGACGTCTCGGCCTGGGCCGACGAGCCGATCTGCGGCTGGCGCGATCCGCCCTCGTAGAGCAGGTTGTGGTGGTAGCTGACCCGCTGGGTGTTGTAGGCGATCAGGGTGACCGTGCCGCCGCCCTCGGGTCCGAGGATGCACCACTGGACCGTGCCGTCGTGGCAGTCGGTCGTGATGTCGAGCAGGCCGTCGGTGCCGCCCTCGAGCGAGCAATGGTCGACGACGAAGTTCGTGCTGCCATCCTTGATCGTGAGGTTGTCGCCGGTGCCCGGTCGGTCCGCGTCACGGAACCGGATCTGCCTGATGATGAAATTGGTGCAACCGATGAAGAGCAGCGGCCACGTCTTGACCGATCCGGTCGCGCCGATCGTGATCCCAGGGCTCGGCGCGGTAGAGCCGTCGATCGTCAGGTTCGACTTGAACGAGACGTCCATCGCCGAGGTGAACGTGATCGTGCCGGCGACATCGAAGACGATCCGCCGATTGCCGGCCGAGAGCGCTTCGCGGAGCGAGCCGGCGCCCGAGTTGTTGAGGTTCGTGACATGCACCTCGGCGTAGTCCTCGCCGCCGCTGACGAGGGCCCCGAAGCCCTCGACCGTGCCAGACGGGGTGGGTGGCGGCGCGGCAGCGGAGCGAGTCAGGGTCACCATCTCACCGATCCTCACGAAATCGCCGGCGCGTAGGCTTCGGTTCGACTTGCGCCAGCCCTTTCCGGGTGGCGGCCCGCCGGCGGCTAGGCTGATTGCCCCAAGGGCAGCGAGCTCCAGGACCTGGCGACGGCGCAGCGGAACGTGCATTCGCGGTCACCTAGGCAATCGTGATGTCGGCCTGCAGCGTCCAGGTGCCTGAGCTCTTAGTGCCCAGCGACTCGACCTTGCGGTTGAGCATCGTGGCGCCCGACGCCGAATTGAAGATGCCCCATTCGTTCCAGGCGAAGTTGGCCTCGCCCGTGGCAAACGAGCTCTTGAAGCTGAGGGTCGTGCCGGACCGGCTCGGGAAGGTCGCTTCCATGACCCGCCGGAACTTGTTGGTCGCCGCCTGCAGGTCGGTCTGTCCAACCGCGGCCGCGGTCGAGCTGTCGCCGACCCCGATCCGCGCGTTGGCGTTCGAGAAGGCCGTCCCGCCGGCGCCGATCAGCAGGTCCTCGAGGAGCTGCAGGCCAGCCGTGACCGCGAGGTTGCCGGGGATGACGATCCGCTCGAGGAACCGCCCATCGTCGTCGAACTTCTCGCAGGTCCAGTCACATCGCCAGGTGAGCTGCTCGAGCATCATCGTTTCTCCGCTACGGTCACGTTGTCGTTGGTCCGGATCTCCCGATCGGGCGACGCCGGCGCCTTCGGCTCGGGCGCCTTCGGCTCGGGCGCCTTCGTGGGCTTCGGGTCGTTGGTCATGCCGCCACGCCCGATCGGGCCGCGGCGCGCGCGAGGGCCGGCTGCAGCTGCTCGGCGAAGCGCTGCGTGAAGTCGCCATAGGGATCGAGGACCGGGCCCTGGAATGTCACGTTCACGTGGATCTGCTGGATCGTTCCGCCGCCGCCCACCTCACCGAAGGCGGGCGAGCCGACCGATTCCGGCACGCGCAGCTCTTGTCGACCGTCGCTGAACGCGTCGTTCGGGATGATCGAGCCGTTCGTCCAGGGCACGAACGCCTCGCGGCCCTCCTCGCCGACGAGATAGACATCGTCCTTTCGGACCGGTCCGCCGGCCGCCCTGGCGCCCGCGAACGGACTCCCCGTCTCCGGCCGATCGCCCTGCGTCATGCCACCGGCGAAGTCGAGCGCGCCGGCGGTGGCGAGCGCGTCGAGCCGCAGCATCGCGAGCTCGTGGCGGAGCTCGAGGATCCGGGCCTTGACCTCCTCGTTGCCCTCGATCAGCGCCTGCTGGATCTCCTGGCTGAACAGGAGGGTCGTGGCCGCCGCCTCGTCGCCGAATGCGGCGAGCGTCGCGAGCTGCTCGATCCGCGTCGCCTGGAGCTCGGCCAGTCGGGCTTTCGCGTCGGCGACCTCGACGGCACCGCTCGCACCGACGGCGGCGGAGCGCTCCCCGAGGAGAGCTTTCTCGCGCTCGAGATCCGCGACCCGATCCTTGTGGCGTGCCTCGAGCGCGAGATGGGCGATCTCGGCCTTCTGCGCCTCGAGGACCATCTGCAGGTCGGCGACTTTTTGCAGGTCGCCCGCCTCACGTGCGGCGGCGATGTCGTTGGCGATCGCGGCGGCATTCGCCCGGGCCTCGACGAGTGCTTTCCGCTGGTCCACGGCCTCGCGCTCGTGTTTGACGATCTCGTCGATCTGGTCCTGGACATCGCGGAGCTCCTGACGACGGGCGTTCGCCGCGTCGGTCAGGCGGTTTTCCTCTTGCTGCTCGATGAGATCGTTCAGCCGCTTCGTCGCGGCCGCTTTGTCCTCGGGCTCGGTCGCCTCGGCGACGTCGGCCTGGGCGGTCGAGATCTGCTCGGCGAGCTGCGCGTCGCGCTTCGCGTTCCGGCGGGCCTGCTCCTCGGCATCGATGATCCCGAGCTGGGCCTCGATCTCGTCGCTGTAGCGCTGGATCGACTTCGCGAACGCGCGATCGGCGGCCGCCTCGAGCGCCTCGATCGACTCGATCTGCTTGTCGATCGCCTTCTGGTGCGCCTCGCTGACCTGATTGGCACCGGAGACGCCAGCCGACGTCGACCGGCCGGTCGCGATGATCTCGCGCTGCGCGGCGATCTCGCGCTCGGTGGCCGCGAGCTGGCCCTTCGCGATGAGCGGCCCGTAAATCGCCTCGGCGGCGCCCGATGCCGCGCTGGCCATCCGTGCCCGCATCGCGTCGTAACTCGCGATGACGTCGGCGTTGCTCCGGACGATCCGCCCGGCCATGACGGCCGCCGAATCGGCGACGCCATCGATCGGGCCGTGCATGCTGACCAGGTCGTCTTTTGACGCGTCGGCCATGAACGCCATCGATTCGGCGATCTTCCGAGCTTCCGAGCGGGCCCGGTGCTCGGCCATCGTCAGCGAGCCGTCCCAGAACGAGAGGAAGTCAGCGCTGTAGTCGGCCCACAGTTGGAGCTCGCCGATGAGGCCGCCCAGCTCGCCGCTGATCCGGCCGATGCCGCTGCCGAGCTTCTCGAGCCCAGCGATCTCGTTTTCGATCGCCGGGATGCCCTCTTCGTTCATGGTCTTCGCGAGGTCGACCATGAGCGGCAGGAGCAGCTCGCCGCCCTTCGCCGACAGGTTTTCCCATTCAGCCGCAAGGGCCTTCTGCGCGTCGGCGAGCGATTCGGTGTCGCGGCCGAACATGCCCTGGCTGTCGGCCGTCTGTTCCATGATGATCGCGTAGCGCGCCGCGACCTTCTGCGTGTCGGTGAGCTCGTCGCCGAGATCGGCGATCCCCATCTCGACGGCCTTCGCCTGGACAGCTGCCTCGGACAGGAAGACGCCGAAGCGACGCATCGGCTCCGTCTCGCCGAGGAGGCCCGATCGGAGGGCGGTCGCCGCTTCCTCGCTCGAGCGGTTGAACGCAGAGCCGAGGTCGGCCGCGAGCCGGGTCAGCTCGCGCGACTGCTCGCTGGTCGTCTCGAGGTCCGTCCCGACGTTTTTGAACGCGGTCCCGAAGCCGGCAGCGAAGGTCAGCGCCTCGCGCTTCGACTGGCCGAATTGGTCCGCGGCGCCGGCGGCCCACTCCTGCATCTCCTTCGAGTTGCCCTCGAAGACCTGGTCGGACAGGGTGACCGACTCGCGCAGGTCCGACGACGCATCGATCGCCGTGAACACCATGTCGGTGACGGCCTTCGTGGCGAGCGCGGCGGATCCAACCGCGGCCAGGCCGAGGCCTTGACCGAGGCCCTGCAGGATCGGGTTGGCCCGGAGGACGTTGGCCGCCGACGCGTTGACCTGGCGGTCCATCGCGCGCATGTTGTTCATGCCGTCACGGACGTCCGCGGTGACGGTTACATAGACACGCGCAGCCTCGCTGCCTCGAGCGCCCACGAGTTGGCTACCGCCGCCGGCCGCGCCGTCCGCGGCCTCGAGCGCCCGCCCGGTTCTGGTTCATCTTCTGGATCTCGGCCTCCGCTGCGTAATAGCCGGCCCATTCGGCCATCTCGAGGCCGCCCATGTCGCGCCGGAGGCGGCGCACCGTCATGTGCAGATCGCGAGCCAGGCGGAACTCAAACCGCTTGGTCGGATCCAGCAGGAAACGTCTTCTTCGCCGTCTCGACCACCCCCTTGCCGAGCCCGGACAGCGCGAGCGCGCGCTTGAGGATCCGGTTGACGGCACCGGCCGACTTGCCACGCAGGAGCGCTGCGTGATCGGTCGTCAGCTCGGGCTCGATCACGCAGCGAACCAAGACGCTGAGCTCCCAGATATCGGGATCCCAATCGCCCGACGCCATCGCCTCCTGGCGTGTCTCCATTTCCTGCGACTTCGTCATGCCCCGGATCCGGACGGCCATGCCGTGCCATTCGGGGATGACGACGACCTCGGTCGGGAGATCGTCGAGCTCGACGAGCTGCTCGAGCGTGATGATCCGGGCGTGCCCGTTGGTGGCCGCCGTTCCGCGCGGAACGGCGGCGTCCGCCTGATCGGTGTCGGTCATGTCCTGCTCCTCTGGTCGGTGCCCGTCGTCAGGCGACGGCGCGGGTGACGGCTCCGTCGACCTGGAACTCGCCGCTGATCGAGGCGGGCCCGTCGACCGAGGTGACGATCTCGTAGCTGGTCAGAATCGCGTTGCCCGTGTACTTCGGCTTCGTCGCTCCGACCGGCTCGCCGGCCGGGTAGTACTCGAAGGCCTTGGACAGCTGGAGGATCCCGGCGAGATAGCCGTCGGTGGTCGGATCGAAGAGGCCGTCGAGCGGGATCGATGCGTCGATCAGCCCGCCGACGAAGCTCTTGTAGGTCGAGCCGAGCGTCGACGTCTCGGCGAGATCCGCGACGCGTTGCAGGCCGGCCGAGCTGAGCGACGTCGTGATGTTGCGGAGGGTCGCGGCCGCGTCGGTGATCTTGAAAACCGCGTCCTTGCCATGGGTGAATGCCATTGCGATCGCTCTCCTCTACGAGGGCCTGCCTACTTGCGGTTGACCGTGATGAGATGGGTGATCGACGGGCTCGAGCCGCTGATGACTCGAGCGCTTCGGACATAGCGGCGGAGGGTGGCCCCCGCGGCGCCGGCGATTCGCTCCGACCCGATCGCCGTTTTCGCCGCGAAGGCCCCTCCGGTGACATCTGCGAAGGTCGAGTTGTCGGCCGAGTCCTGGATCCGGGCGGTCAGGGTCGGCGTGCCGGTCCCTGAAATCGCGGTGACATGGAGGTACGCGGCCCAGCTCGCCGTGCTGGCCGCGCCGCCGTCGACCGACACCGAATCGTTGCCGGTCACCGTCTCGGCGCCGAGTGGGTGGACAACGAACACAGGCTCCGGGCCGACGTTCGACTGGGCCTCGAGCGACACGGCGGCCACGCCATCGGCCGGCGTCGTGACCTCATAGTTCGTCTCGACCGCTTGGATCGATCGTCCTCGGGCGCCCCGAGCATCGCCGGCGGGCAAATGCGTCATCTCGCGGGCCGCCCCGCCGAGCGCCGCGGCGAGGACCTCGTCGACGGCATCAGCGGATCCGTCAAAGAATCCGCTGGCGGCGAAGTGCGCGTCCGTCTTACCG